TGGTAGTTACTATTGGTTATACAATACAAAAGTGGTACGAGTTGAAAAAGAAGAAGAAAGATGAATAATTGTGTTATTTGCTTTAACTGCGGTTTATGTTGAAATACTTTAACTATCATGAGTTTGATAGCCCTGACGTACAAGGTAGCGGTCAAATGATGGATAAGCGTTTGTTAAAGAAGCTGGATAAGGTAAGGGAGATTGTTGGAGAGCCGATAATAATTACATCTGCTTTCAGAACGCCAGCTCATAATGAAAGCGTTAATGGTGTTGAATCCAGCAGCCATCTAAAGGGTTTAGCGGTTGACATAGCTATTCGCCATTCAAGGATGCGTTTTAAGTTGATAAGCGCCCTATTTGAAGTGGGTATAAATCGTATTGGCATTGCAGATAACTTTATACATATAGATATAGACCCTGACAAGGATGAAAATGTAATCTGGACTTACTAATGAAAAAGCTACTACAACTAATTACAGGCGGTTTAATAAAGGATATTGGCGGTGTTATAGACAAGCTAACAACTACTGACGAAGAGCGCCTACAAGCCAAGCAAAAGATACAAGAACTACTAGAAGAAGCTGATAAAGATGCACAACAACAAGTTACAGAGCGTTGGAAGTATGATATGCAGAGTGATAGCTGGCTGTCGAAAAACATTAGACCTCTTACTCTGGTCTTTCTTACGGTTATGTTTACCTTATTGGCATTTACCGATGGAAACATTGGAGAGTTTAGCATACAGAAAGAATATATCCCTATTTTTCAAACACTACTCATTACTGTCTATGGTGCGTACTTTGTTGGAAGAACTTGGGAAAAAAGTAAAAAGAATGGCGAGAAAGATAATTAATGCGTACACTCCTAGCTCTAGGGGTAAGAGACCTAACGTTCACTCAAAGAACGCATCGGTAGGTCAAAGCGGTCATAAGAAAAAATACAGAGGACAAGGTCGTTAATAACTTCTGTGAATTTAATACCCTCTTATGAATTTAATGGGGTATATTTGTTTTGTGTCAGGGTTAATCCTGTTTTCATTTGTTTTTTATTTTGTTTGATTATTAAGTGGTAGCTTTTTTAGGTTGCCACTTTTTTTGTATATTAGTCGGATGGATAGAAATCAGAAGGGTTGTTTTGCGGAGTATAAGTTCGCCACGAGAGCGATGGAGAATGGATTTAACGTATCTATGCCACTTTTAGATTCATCTACTTACGACTGTTTACTTGAAAGGGGCGGTAAAGTATTTAAGATTCAGATTAAATATGTTAGTGCTGAAAGGCAGAAAGACATAGAACATAACAACACTAGGGTTACTTTACATAGAGAGGGTGGAGCTTATCCAAAGCATTTATGCGATTTCTTTGCAGTTTGGTTCGATGAATACAATGGTTTCTTCATTATTCCTAACGTAGAACAGAAGGCGATGCGCCTATCTTTAACAAATAAATACAAAAATAACTTCAATAATTTCGATATTATTTTGTAGTGTCAGTTGGAATTTATATATTTGCCCTATGAATATATATGAAAAACTGGTGGACATTCAGGGGAGACTGAAAGCACCCAAGAATCAATATAATAGTTTCGGTAAATATAAGTACCGAAATTGTGAGGACATACTGGAAGCAGTAAAACCTCTACTCGTAGAACACAAACTTGTCTTAACAATTTCAGACGATGTACAGTCTATTAATTGGAATGACAATCCCTTACACTTCGTTGACTCAACAGTAAAAATTACTGATGGTAAAGATGAGGTTGAAGTTTCAGCGCAAGCTGGAATAGACCCTAATAGAAAGGGTATGGATGTGGCGCAATGCTTTGGTAGTAGTTCATCTTACGCTAGAAAGTACGCCCTAAATGGTTTATTCTTAATAGATGATACAAAGGATGCCGACTCGACTAACAAACACGATTCTAAATCAAATGCTGTTGCGGATGATATGGATTGGCTACCTGATTCAGGTGGTAAGTTTGATAACGCCAAGAAAGCGTTAAAATCAGGAAAAACAATGCAGGATATTAGAAAGCATTATAAAGTAAGTAAAAAAGTAGAACAATTATTAAATATATAAATTATGTCAGAAAAAAAGTATGTAGGAACGGGTCGTCAAGCACCCAACGGAATGGAGATTGTAAACATCTCTATCGCAGAATCTAAAGTCAAAGACTTTTGGAGTGAATATAACGGAGAGCGTTATTTAAGATTAGGAGTCTCTAAAAAGAAAGAGGCAGACCAGTATGGTAAAACTCATAGTGTTTACATTGATGAGTGGCAACCATCTTCGGACAACAAACCTAAACGTGAAGCTGTGAAGGTCGATGACGACTTTCCTTTCAACTAAATATGAGGGGGGTGTAAAAACCCCCTTTTTTTAGCTATGAAAACTAATTATATAAAAGTAGATATGGAAGGTTTAAGTAAACTAAACTTTACCGAAAAAGCAGTATTCTCTTACATTAAGTCCTTATCATTGGACAAAGGGTATTGCTTTGCGACTAATAAGCACCTGTGCAACGTTATGTCTATAAAAGACAGGACAATGTATAGAATCTTAAATAGACTTGAAGAGAGCGCCTGTATTCGTAGGGAGACGAAGAGTATAGGGTTTGATGGAAAGCAACGTAGGATATATGTTAATCCTCAATTCAAGCATTAACATGTTACGAAACGATACATGTTATATAAAGAATTATAATATGATACATATTATATATCTTTAATACTCATGTTATAATACGATACATGTTATAATACGTAACATGTTATATAATTGTAAAAAAAACAAAATAAAAACGAGACTACCAAATGTTTGTACAAGAATTTTTAGATTTAGGTATAGAACCGAAGGGAAACAGCGAGGAACAAAAGGTTAAATGCCCTAAATGCAAGTCTCTAGGCAAAGAGAACTGGAAAGACACATGCTTGTCTATCAACACTTTGATGGGCGTATATAATTGCCATAAATGCGGATATAAAGGAACGGTAAGAAAAATGGAACAATACACAAAACCAATGAAACAATACACAAAGCCATCTAAAACCAATATGAAGAGAATCTCTGATAGGGGGCGCAAATACCTTAACGGAAGAGGCATAACTGATGAGGTTATTGAAAGGAATAAGATTGTGTCGTCAAGTGATGACAGAAACATTTTCTTTCCCTATATGAAGGATAGCGAACTTGTAAACTACAAGAAACGAGGTTTAGACGGAAAGTTTTTCGCTCAAGCTAAAGATGCTCAACCAATCATATACAACTATGATGGCGTTAAGGGTCAACCAAAGATTGTTATATGTGAGGGAGAGATTGATTCTTTAAGCTGGGAAGTGATTGGCATTCCTTACCACACCTCTGTTAATATGGGTGCGCCCAATGTTGGAGATAAGAGTATTGATAAGAAACTTGAGTGTCTAACAACCTGTTATGATGTGTTTGATGAGGCATCTACTATATACATTGCAACAGATAATGATGACAATGGTAGAAACTTGCAGCAGGAGTTAATTAGACGTTTTGGCGCAGATAAATGTAAAATAGTCGATTTAAGACCGTTTAAGGATGCTAATGAGGTCTTGGTAAAGGAAGGCATAGAAAGTCTCCGTAATCGCCTTAAAACGGCTGAAGCGCCCAAAGTAGAGGGTATCTTTGACGTTGATGATGTTGTTGAGTCTATGATGGATGGTTTTGAAAACGGTCAAGAGAGAGGCACAAGTACATACATTCCTCACATAGACAAGGCGTGGACTTGGAGAATGGGCGAAGTTAATATATGGACTGGGTATCAGAATGAAGGAAAGTCCTTGCTATTGAACCAGCTTGCTACCGTTAAGGCATTTCACGATGGCTGGAAGTTTGGCGTATTTAGTCCAGAGAACATGCCTATGAAAGACTTCTTTAATGATATTGTAGAGATGTACATTGGTAAGAGTGCTGACCCATATTACAAGAATAATCAGATGACAAAGGATGAGTATTATGAAGCAATCAACTTTGTAAAGAAACACTTTTTCCTAATATACCCCAGAAAGAACTTTAACTTGGATTCTATATTTGATAGGGCGAAGTTTCTTGTTAAGACAAAGGGTATTCGTTCTTTAATCATTGACCCATACAATACGGTGCAGCATAAGATGTACAAGGGGGAACGTGAGGACTTGTATATTAGTCGATTCATGAGTGAGTTAAAGAGGTTTGCTATTGAGAATCACATATCTGTAAATTTAGTGGCGCACCAAGTTACACCACAGAAAGATGAAAGTGGCAGATATTACAAACCCGATGTGAATAGAATTAAGGGTGGCGGTACGTTTTCAGACAAGGCAGATAATGTGATGTTTGTATGGAGACCGAATCGTGCTTTGGATTTCTCGGACACAAGCGTTATCTTTGGCTCACAGAAGATTAAGAAACAAAAGCTAGTTGGTATTCCACAGGATGTGGAAGGCATCAATTTTAACATAAGAGAGCAAAGGTATTACTTTGATGGATACACACCATTTAAGGATATAGATGTTTTAAGATGCGGAAAAAAGCAAGAGTAGATGCAAACCAAAAAGAAGTAGTAAAACAATTAAGAGATTTAGGCGTTTCAGTCTTACACACCCATCAGTTGGGTAGAGGTGCGCCAGACTTAATACTAGGTTACAGAAATGATAACTACATGATTGAGTTGAAAGACGGAAATAAAACAAAGAGTCAACAGAGGTTAACACCCGATGAGGTAGAGTTTCAAGAGAAGTGGCAAGGTAATTACGCTGTTTGCAATTCGATTGAGCAAATTTTAACTGTAATAGATTATGTTGACGAAGGAAGAGTTGTTACAAAAACTCGCAAATAAGTACGATGACTGGTATAATATGGCTATGTCGTTTAGCATTTCAGAGGAACAAGCTAAAGAACTTGTCCAAGAGATGTTTGTTAGGATTTTTGACTATGTTAAAGACCCACAAAAAATTATGTATAATGATACAGAGGTTAATACCTTTTATATTTATATTACGTTAAGAAATTTATATTATGCAAATATACACACAAGCTGCAAAAAGAATCCAATCGTATTTTCAACGGATAAGATTACGGATGATAATTTTAAAGGAATGTATGAAGATAGCTTGGATTCTATCGAAGAAAAAGAAAAAGAAGAAGCGCTATTTAAGAGAGTTGAAGCTCTGGTTGAGGATTGGTACTGGTACGACAAAGGTATCTTTAATCTTTATTATCATAGGGGTATGTCTATGAGGGATATCGCCAGAGAAACTAAAATAAGTTTAAGTAGCATATTTAATACACTAAAAAATGCCAAAGAAGCAATCAGAAAAGAAATCACAGGAGATTAAGTCAACAGGTCTTGGCGACACCGTAGAGAAGGTGTTTCGCAAGACTGGTATTGACAAGTTGGCGAAGGCAGTTCTCGGAGAGGATTGTGGTTGCGACAAGAGACAGGAATTACTAAATGATTTATTCCCTTATGGAAAATACAATGCGCCAACTGATGAGGAGTTGGACACAATTCAATGGTTATTTGAGAGGTCAAGAAACACGATTAGCGGTAGTATGGTTAAAGAGATTTATTCCGTTTATAATCGTATCTTCAATGATAAATTGCAGCCCACAAATTGCAGCAGTTGTTTCAAGCCTGTAAAGCAAAAACTACAAAAAATACACAATGAGTTTAATAAGTAATCATGGTTATAAGAATAGATGATGGCTTAAAGAGGCGTGTTTGGTCTTTCTTGAAAGATAATAACGTTGGTAATAGAAGTAGGGCTAATGGCAATAAGACAGAGCAGTATGTTGGTTTGTTAGGAGAATCTGTTGTTAAAAATCATTTTGGCGTAAATAGTAATCTTAATAATGGTTTTGATGGCGGTTTTGATTTCGAGTATAATGGAATAAAAGTAGATGTTAAGACTATGGGTAGAACGGTTGACCCAAAACCCTATTATGTAAACAACTTTATCTCTTATCAGTCTGACTTTGATTGTGATGCTTATATATTTTGTTCTATAAACAAGAAAACAAGCGACCTTACTATTTGCGGTTGGGTTACTAAAGATGAGTTGATGGATAGGTCTTTATTATATAAAGAAGGTTCTATAAGAACAAGAACAGATGGAACGACCTTTAAAATGAAAGCGCCTACTTATGAAATAAAAAACGCTGACTTAAACAGTATCGAAACGCTTTAAAATATATTTATTACTTTAATATGCCACTAATTAAACCAAAGAAGTACGAGAAGCAGAAAGATTTTATAGTGCGTTGCATTGGTAACGGTAAAATGGCTTCTGAATATAAGGAAACCGACCAGAGAATGGCGGTATGCTACACCATCTGGAAAGAGAACTTCAATCCAAAAAAATAGTTAATAATTTTGTTAATTACTAAATAGTTTGTATGTTTGCTTAAAATAATAAGTAAATGGACAAGTTATTAAGATTTATATTATCCCCCTTAAACTTACTGAAGTTAGTATTTGTAATCGTTTTAGTATTCATATTCTGGATGCTTGAAAGTGTATTGCAGATAATTCACTATATACTTAACGCACCTTTGTCGTGGGTTTTGAACAAGGTAGAGAAGTTAATTAAGTTACTAATAAAACAAATAAAATGAGTAAATCAAATGAGTTATTTCAGAAGATGAGAGAACGAGGTTCTCTTTCTGATGAGCAGATAGATAGAATGGAGAAGGGCTACCAAGAAGAAATGGAACTTGCTGAATACCGATACTCCGAAGAAGCTAAACAAAAGAGAGAGCAGATTAAGCACACGCTAAACAAAGTGTTTGAGCAGTTTCACCCCATGCAATTTATAGCACCAGAACTAGCTAAAAGAAGAATAGATGAGTAATCAGATAGTTACACTAGACGGAAAGTTTTGGGATAAAGATTCTATCTTAAAACAAATGGATAATGATGAGTTCTACTATGAATACTTGGGTAAGAACGCCTTGAGTAGTAGTAGTGTGAAACTCTTGAATAAATCACCTAAAGCATACGCCAAGTCTTTAAGGTTTGCAAACAAGCGTACAAGTGCTATGACTGCTGGTTGGCTTTTACACTTGGCTGTGTTTGAGCCTGAAAAGTTTGGACACCTTAACTGGGTTGATGCTAGTACAAGAAACACCAAGATATATAAGGAGGCGTTTGCTGACAATCCAATGACGTTCTTGAGAAAAGAGTATGAGGAAACAATGAGGCTTTCTGATGCTGTTTATAATAACAATGATGCTGCTCAACTAATCGAAGGGTTGGAATATGAGAAGCCAGCTATCGGAAACATTATGTCTATTCCTTTCAGGGGTAAGGCTGATGCGCTTAATGTGGGCGAGACTATCGTAGACCTAAAAACAACAACAGGTCTTTCAGAGGGCAGCTTTCCTTATAACTGTAAGAAGTATGGATATGCAAGTCAGGTATATATTTATTGCAATTTGTTTGGGATAGATTACAAAGATTTTGTATTTTTATGTGTAGATAAGGAAACCAAAGATATAGGCGTGTACAATGTTAGCGAAGAGTTCTATTATGAAGGAGAGCGATTGGTTGACAATGCGGTTAATGTCTTTAAGACTTGGTTCTCTGATGACCCAAAGAATATAGACCAGCACACTATAAAAGGAATACTTTGAGAAAAAAGAAGTTAACACAGCAACACAGAATAGAAATGCTTGAGAAGGCGGTTACAACGATATACGCTATGCTTCAAGCTGTAATAGAGAAGTTGCCAAACGACAAAAAAGATGACGTATCAACAAGCTAAAGAGGATTGCCGAGAAGATGTGCTGCTATCATTAAGAGATGGAATGCTGCTTCTTGAAGAAGTTAAGTTCTTGATAGAATACTTTAAAGATACAGAGCAGTATGAGTGCATACAAGGCGCAATGGAAGCGTGTGAACAATATAAACAAGAATTAGATGGAATCTGAAATAAAATACCTTAAAAGAATAGTACAAAAGAAAACTGGCGTTAAGCTAGGTAGAAATACAAGAAAGAGAGAGGTGGTACACGCAAGAAGGATGTACTATAAAATTATGCGTGAATTTTACAGGAAGTCCTCCCTACATGAAATAGGACAGACGTTACCACTTAAACAGAATCACGCTACTGTTCTGCACCAGATAAATGAGTTTGCGATAGATTATAAGCACGACAGGTTGTTTAGGAAGAAGTTTGATTCAATACGTAATGAGTTTTATGGTCTGACTGGAGAGCCAGAGGTTGATTTAGAGGAAGAGAACATTAGGTTAAGGCTACAAATCTCTGATTTAAAGAAGGATATTGAGAAACTTAATAATGATTTGAAGCAAGCTATATCAAATAACATACAGCCAAGAAACCAACAAGCAACTATATACAACGCTTCTGAAACAGTAAACGCATTTTAGATATGAATACAGCAATAACAACACTAATGAAACGAATAGAACTTTTAAATAAGGAATACGAACAGTCAGAGAAAACTATGGAAAACCCTGATGAAGTAGACGACTACTTTTTTGCTATGAATGATATGATAAATATATCAAATGAATGTGTGGAATTGCAACACGCAATAAGGATTTTAGAACATCACACAGGAATAACAAAAGAATAAAATGCCTGATATAACAAAGTGCTTGGGGGAAGGATGTCAAAATAAATATAGTTGTTTCAGATATTCAGCAAATGCGAATATTTATCAATCCTACTTTATAAAAACACCTATCATTGATGGTAAATGCGAATACTATATAAACCATAATAGGTTATTAAAATAGCAAAACAAAGATAAATATATATGAGACTAAAGAAGAATACATTTGTAAAGGCATACGCCTACTTTAAAGACCAATTAGCTTTGGCGCAAGAAAAAGAAGATAATGATGATGTAATCAGGTATTACAATCGCCAGATTGACACATTGATGACTAGGTATTACTCACAGTAAATCAGGTGGTTAAACACTTGGGTATGAACTTTATTATTTAAACATGCCAAGACCAAAGAAGAGAAGTCTAATATCAGATGAGAAGAAAGCTGAATTAGGAATACCAATCAAGCCAAAGCCAGAGCCGAAAGAGAGTAAACCACACGTTCCATATTCTGATGGGCGTAGAAACAACGGTGCAATAAAAGGAGTGTCCAGAGGGCAGGGGAGAAAGCCTAAAGCTAAAGAAGCAGACATTAAGAACTTTGCTCTGGGTTCAATGAAGAAAGCCTTTGGAAGCGAGAAGAAGGCTTGGGAGACACTTGCTGAAATGAGTAAGGAATCCTTTGCACACTTGCGCCTGCTGTGGGAATACAAGTATGGTAAACCAAAAGAGCAGAAGGACATTAACGTAAAGCAAGAGGTTCACATTCCTGTAATATCTTTCCTACAACCTGAAGAGACTATCGACATTGAATCAACAGAGATAAAGGATGATGAAGGTAAATCTTAATCCCAAATACAATCCTCTGTTCAGAGACTCAAGTAGATACTTTGTAATTACAGGTGGTAGGGGAAGTGGTAAGTCTTTTGGCGTAAATACATTCTTGGTGCTTCTAACGTACGAAAGAGGGCATCGCATACTGTTTACTCGATATACAATGACTTCGGCATCTATGTCTATTATACCAGAGTTCTTGGAGAAGCTAGAGCTTATGGGTATAGCAGAGAACTTTACGGTTACAAAGAATGAGATTATAAATAACCTAACAGGAAGCAGCATTCTGTTTAGTGGTATTAAGACTGCGAGTGGAGACCAGACCGCCAAACTCAAGTCTATTCAAGGCGTTACGACATTTGTCTTGGATGAAGCAGAGGAACTTACAGACGAAGAATCGTTTGAGAAGATTGATTACTCTGTTCGTGCTACTGGAAAGCAGAATCGCTGTATCCTCATTCTAAACCCCACAACTAAACAGCATTGGATATATGAGAGGTTTTTTGAGAATAGAGGCATCTCTGATGGTTACAATGGCGTTAAAGAGAACGTCAGCTACATTCACACAACCTACCTTGACAACAAGCAACACTTATCTCCGTCTTTTGTAGAGCAAGTGGAGGTAATGCGCCAGCGTAGACCAGAGAAGTTCAAGCACCAGATATTAGGTGGATGGCTTGAGAAGGCAGAGGGCGTTGTGTTTACTCATTGGGAGATTGGCGATTTCAATAACGAGTATGACACCATCTTTGGACTTGATTTCGGATTTTCGGTAGACCCCTCAAGTTTAACTGAAATTGCAGTAGATAAAATTAGAAAGACTATTTGGATAAAAGAACACTTCTATAAAGCAGGTCTGTCTACGTCTAATATATTTGAGATGTGTAGAAGGTATGCAGGAAACAATCTGATAGTTTGCGACAATAGTGAGCCACGCCTCATATCAGAGTTAAAGACAAAAGGATTGCGAAACATTACGCCAACTATAAAAAAGAAAGGTAGTATTTTATCTGGCATCGCCCTTATGCAAGATTACAATATAATTGTAGATAAAGACTCTGTGAATCTAATACGGGAGTTTAACAATTACGCATGGAAGCTAAAGGGCAGTATCCCCAGAGACTCTTGGAATCACGCCATTGACGGAAGTCGCTATGCAATTCAATACGCCCTTGAAAGAACTGTGCCGAAGGGTATGTACGTACTGCGCTAAAACACGCCATTTGAGCCTTACTGTATTGGGTTTCATGGCACTTCTCGCTAAAGATGACCCCAAGTACCACTAGAAATTTAAACGCTCTATTTCGCACTTTTGTCCAGCTCTATATTTGTTATAGGGTCAACAGATATTATACCTTGTCTACCGAACTTAACTACAACCTCATCACACCCATTATCTAAACAAGTGCGGAGGTATTGATTAAATTGCTTCATTGTCATTCTCTATCTCTTTTTGTAAGTTAGCCAGCGCCCTCCAAGCTACTTTAGCGGAGTGTCTGATGCCATCGGTATCTATCGTACCAGTCTCAAGTAAGTGCCGAGAAAGAGCATCTAATTCGTCTCCTGACTTGCTTCTATCCCACGCCAGAGGTTTATCTGGATTGTGTTGTTGTTGTCCAGCGTAAGAACACTTTGCAACTTCTCTTATCGCATCAGGAAAGTAATTCAATACCCCTGTAAAGATTGGCGTTTGCTTTCTGCTAAATTCAATAGGGGTTTCCTTCTCTGTGAATTTAATACCCCCCTGTGAATTCAATACCCCTTGCTCTTCAGGAATAATTTCAATATCCCCTTCTTTGTTCCATTTATACATATATTTGCCTTTAAATATCATGATACAAAGATAGTAAATATTTTACAAATACTTAACATTGGCTTAACATTAGATAACATTAGGCTTCGTATGTTTGCATCGAACATAAAAATAAATACAAATGGAAATACAAATTGATTTCGGTGGATTTTATGGCTACCACGAGGAATATATCGACAATAGAATAGATGATTATGAAATTGATTATGATAATGTAGATTGGAACGCTACCTTTAAAGAATACGCCAAAAATTGGTTATGGCGTTTTAATAATATGTCAAATTTAGATTTAGAGTTTATTAGCGTCGACAGTCCAAAATTCTATAATTTTAGAACGGATAGAATTATTGCAAATGTGACAAGCGAATGCGCCAGTAAGATGCTGCAATATACTAAAATGGAGGATTTTCAACAGTATGCAAATGAGCAATTAACCTCATGTGACGGATATATTTCATTTTTTGATAATATCGATGACCTCGTTATTAAGGCGTATAAAAGCGATGATGATATGGCTTTGTTATTGGGTCTTATATGCGACTATATTATTGACCTTGAGGAAATAAACGAATATATCTACGAATTGGAATATGACATAATAGAATTAACAGATAAAACAACAAATAATGAATAACGAAGAAATATATATTGATGAGATAATTACATTATGGTCAAATGAAGATGGCGTGTGCTTATCTAATGACCACAATACAGTAACAATACGCCCGCAGGCATTGTTCGATTGGCTACCAAGTATTATTGAAGTAACCATGAAGCAAAAGAAAAAAGAAGATGAAGATT